ACTAGATTGTACATCCTCGGTCAGCGACTTATCGCGCATCTCCTGCAGCAACGGATCGTACTTTTGTTTGAAGTACTCGTACTCCGCCATAGCAACTGAGGCGGAAGCTTTTTCAGCTTCGCTTGGCTTATAGTCTGCTGCCTTTGGTTTGCTGCTCATAGTGCCCTCGTATATACGACTGTATCTACAGTCCACCCGTTCGTTTCCAAGTGCGACATCAGACCTAGAAACGGGGATCTTGTCTCTAAGTAGCTATACCCCGCTTCTCTGGCAACGCGCTCGAAGAACGACTGGTACCTAGATACCAAGCTATTCCCCTTTTCCTTGGCCCAAGCGAGCCAAAGAAACATCGTCTTCTTTCCAGTGAAGTTATCGACCTCTGTTGTAGAGACTACGAACCCTTCACTTGTAACCCACAACACGGCTTGTCCATTTACACACGCCGCGTACACATCTTCGGCCCGGTATGTCAGAGTCTTCGCGTTACGAAGAATCTCTTCTACACCTGGTTTAACCCAATCCCACTCCCTACGTACATCAGATACGAAAGGCTCAACCGCCGCTACCGTACCTGTTTCTGCGCCGTGAGAAAGAGGAGTGGATACCGCCATACGCTACCTTCCTAGCAATTCCTGCATCAGCGTTTCGTGCGCGTCTGTCTGCTTGGGCTATACCCTCAGCAAACAAAGACCCGTACACCTGTGCCCCGGCAAAGTCAGTCCAGTCTTTGCTAGGCAAACGCAATAAACGAAACAGCGCACCGTTGACGATGGTGTCGCGATACTCCGACATCAACTCGTCATCAGCGGTGGTAGAAGTCTGAGTAGGCTTCAACTGCACGCGCAAGATGGTGCTAGACGCTTTAGTTTCGTTGGGTACCGGCACCATCCAGAACAACGACTGGCTGGTCTTTACGAAGTACTCCGGAGTCCCACGATTGTCGGCGTCACGCCAGTTCTGTTTACGTTGCTCTAAGAGATTAGTGCTGATTGGCTCAATCTCTTTGCCGTCATGAACTACCCACATGATCTTGTGCACTACCGTATCGGTAGGCGGCTCAAGATCATATTCGTAGATACCAGCAATTGTGGTAACAGGGTCTAATTCGGCTTGCAGCACAGCTGCTTTTTCGCAAAGCTCAATAACCGCTGCGCGGATGTTGTTCTCGATAAGTGTATCGGGACAGCCCGGCACCATCGGGATGATCTCTGGCAGGAGCGACTCATAGAGCGCCATGAGTTATTACCCCGCTACAGCTGGGACAGACGTTACTTGTCGGCTAGCGTCGAAGTTAGGCGAAGTAATAGCGTCGAGCTGCGCCTTACCGGTGATAGAAGACATAAATAACTGAAAGTGCGAAGAAGCTCGCTGCTGGTTACCAGCATACTCAGCATCCTTCATGTACGCCATGTAAAGAACATAGTTCATCACGGCATTTGCAAAGATATCTGGGATATCTAAGTTCCCGTTCTGGGCAACAGTCGTCGGGTTGGCCGAGTAAATGATCTCTACGTAAGAGGCGGCAGGCGACGCAACACCTGGATACACGTAAAAGTTACGCGGGTTGGCCTCGTCGTAGATGTAATGTTTGATGACTGCAGCATGTGCAGCATCACCGGCTACAAGTGGGTCGTGCCAGTCTGGGGTCTGAGCATCGAGCACTTCGCGCGAAACAATACGAACCGCTCGTTTGCCTACGCCGTTTAGAGCGGCAGACATGTTTCGAACGACGCGAAGCAACCGGTTACCATCGCTAGGGATCTCCTGCTTGGTACCGGCTACGAGAGTAATAGTGGTGTTCTTAGCCGAAGCGTCCGGCTTTAAAAGGGCGATTTCACGCTGGGCATCATTGACCCAGAGTACGAGCTCATCTACCACCGGCCAACGAACACCAGTGGTGTCCTGCAGGGTTTTTTGAACTCGGTCAATAACGCTTTGTACGGTGACAGCCATGGTCTACCTCACGAATGAAGGAACGCCTCCCAAGCCGCTTCTCGATCTTCGGTGCTGACTGTTCGCCCGACAACGCGGTTCAATGCGGCTGCCTTTGGCGCTCCGTCAGACTTGAAATCATCTGGGTCGCCGCTCTCAACGAGCTTTTCGATCCCAGTAATAACATCATCCAGCGTATGGACTTCCTCGAACTCTTCTACGGAAGGGACATTATCTATCGTTATGCCTGAGGGTTCTGCTGCTGGTTCGGGTTTTTTATCAGTTGTTACCTGTTTCGCTCCCTGCTGAAGAGCTAGTAATCCGATTTCATCAGATACCTCTCGCTCAACACCCGGAAGAAACAAAACGCAAGCACCGCTGAGAGTAGCTACCCGAATTTCTCGGTCTGAAATGACCTTCACAGAACCTCCTGGTACAAAGAGCGGGGAGCCCCCTCCGAAAAGAGGGCCCCCCTCACAGCTTAGACGGCCGTGTCGAGCGCGATCACGCCAAAGTCTTGGACGTTGGCAGTGACATCGCTGTTGTACTTCGGCTTGCGGAGACCGAAGATCTTACCGATCGAGATACCAGACTGGTTCTGGTAATCGAAGGTGTCTTCGACGATTTCCGGCAGACCGATGTCGGCCATAGCGAGAGCCTGAGCACCGCAGAAGAGAGCGCGAGCACCGACGACGTTGGCGTTAGCACCCCACTTGTAGCCAGCGGCACCGGCATTCGCCGAGGTACCAGTCGTCGCGCCAGCAGTGTTAAACACATGGCGGAACTCGTGGACCATCACACCGTCGACCATCAGCGAGCTCGAACCAGCGAACAACTGGTTGCTCGGACCACGGATACCAGCGTTACGCACGTTGGCAAGGAAGTCCGAATCGAGCTTAAGGGCCGCCATCTGCTGCGGCGTCACGAAGAGGTGGAACACCTCGTCGTTACCAGCACCGCGAACGCCACGGATGTACTGGTCCTTAGCGTAGGCCTTCAACTCGACCACATGGCGATACTTCAGCACGTCGGCCGTAGTAATCGCAGTCGTGTCACCGGCAATGATGTCGTCACCCGAAACGCGACGATGGCGAGCGGCAGTCGGAGCCGACACGTCCGAAGCGAACTCAAGGCCCGACAGGTTCTGACCAGAGGCCAGCACCGGACGGAGACCACCGTTCGTCTTGTGCGTGTAAGCAACACCGGCGAGCGTCAAGAACGCGAGCTGGTCCATACGATCGGCCATCGCGTAGGCGAGGGCGTCACGGGACGTCTCACGGAAGTTCACCACCGACTTCTGGTCAGCGAGGCGGCCAGCGATACGGTTCGCAAAGCGCAGCTGATCGAGCTCAATGGTGATGTCATAAGCGCGGAGCGCCTCTTCGTTACCCTCGAGCGAGCTGTCGCCCGTCACGCCGTCACCGGTCATGTCGGCCAACAACGTGATCACAGCCTTCGTGCCCTTGTCGGACTTCGTCAGCTCGGTGACCCGCTGGATCATCGCGTTAGAACCCGAACCAGCGAACTGGTTCACAAACGACATATTGCGAGCGACGCGCCAGAAATCACGGCTCCACGCCGTGAGTTGATCACTAGTCAGCGCCGCAAAGTTAGTAAGAGCCATTTGGCTTCTCCTTGATATTGCGTTTAAAAATCCAGTAATGCACCTGCATTACCAGCCTCTACAGCCGACTTTATGGAGCGGCTAACCCGTTTCCCCGTATCGTGGGGTCACGACTTAGCGCGTATTTACGAGGCGCGACCTCGGCACGTTTAACGCCATTGCAGGCGAAATCTCAAACGTTTTTAGCGTGTGCGACACGGCCGGATATCGTTCCGGCGGACGAATTCAGTTGTAGATTAGCAACACGAATAAAAGTTCGCAACTACTATCTGTATTTCGCTGTCTTTTTTGCAATCCGCTTGGGCTGCTTAGAAAACTGCTTCCCGCTAGCCGTAGCTTTACGCTTATTGCGTGTAGTAGCAGCGTACTCCTGCGGGCTTAACGCATTACGCGCGGCTCGGGGGAGATAACGCTCCCCCGTAGCCTTGCTACCCTGGATGCTGTTCTTACCAGACCGGGTGCCCCAGTCTTCCTTGGTCCACTTTTTAAGAGACCGCTGGGACTTAGCTAACCCCATGAGTTAGTCCTTCCCCATCTTACGAAGCGTCATAGCAAGGCGGGCACGCTGTCCCATCTTGCCGGACTTCTTAGCAGCTTTACGAAGTTGCTTGGCGGGGATCTTTTCCCCCTTCTTAACACCGAGTGACTTTCGCAACGCACCGGGCTTTTTGATAGCCCCGCTAATCCAGTTCTTAGCCATTACTTGTAGCCTCCGCCTGCTTTCTTGTATTGAACGGCCAGCATCTGCGC